CCTGAATTATTTCTGTAAATAATTACTTTCCATGCTTGCAATTGGGTACAAGATAAATAATAATGTACCCACATTAAGCAAAAGCAAGCAGGGCAATCATGAAAATCACATTACCTAAATCATGTATAAGCTGCACGAACTACGTACCTACGGCATTGATCTGCACCGTCATGGTGCGCCCACAGGCCACGGCTGGCGCTGCCTCTAGCGGCATGACTTCGCAAACACTCACAATATGTGCTCCCTGATCGCTTCTAGCTTTCCCTTTTCAACAAGCACGACCTCAACCCCAGCGGCATTCGCTAGGGCAATGAGGTTGTCTAGCTTGGCGCACTTCCTGCCCTTCAGCCAGTCATAGACACCACGCTGTGTAAGGCCTGATTGCTCCATAGTCTTACACACATTACCCTTTGGTATCGTGCTGATTATTTTCCTTACGGCCTCGCTGGTATTAATCACGCTTGGACTCTACGCTTTGTTTTAATTTCTCAACGTAGTTAGCATACAGAAGAATCGCAATATAATACGCCCTACTTATAGCAACCCAACAAAAGAAAATGCCGCCTATAAAAAACAAGCAAGCGTAATACACCCAAAACGGATAACTTTGGTCAATACAAACATAAAAGGAAAAGCATATTGCTGCCATTGAACACAACAAATAAAAACAAATATAAACTCTATCGGCAATCATTACTTAACCCTTCTCTTTGCCTTACGCTTGCGCTGCTTTGCTTGGTAGCCATTAACAGGCTTTTTATAATCGCTCATATCGAGCGGTGCATACTGCTTTCTTTTTACCGTCTGCTTTGGCTTATCTTCAACCATCACTTCATGACCCATATTGGATAGCGCATGAATCATCGCCGCTTTTATAACTCCACAGCCTAGAACTGAAACACGCTTACCCATTCTCTTGCTCCTTATTTCTGGATTCCATAAACTCATACATCCCAGTAACGACACCCATAAAAATAGAGAACAGTAAAACCCAAACGCAAATGAATATTAGCCAGCCTTCAAGTTCACTCATGCTCACCACCAATCTTAGGAAGCCTTTCAACTTTAATTAAAAAGCTTTCATTAGTGTCAGTATCAAAAGCCATAAGCATTTGCACATCTTCGGAGCTATCTCTGAAGCATCGAATAGATACCGTTCTACCTACCAAATCATCTAAGCTAAAAGTTTTCAGCTTAGAAACATCAATATAGTTTTTCATGCGTTACCCGCCCACAAAGCCAAGCCAACACACGCGATCAAATAGCAAGCTACTATGATCAATTCTCTTTTCTGTTTCCTGTCCATTCCTGTCACCTTTGAATAAAAAAGGCCGCTAAGGGCGCTATACTTCCCAAGCCTCTTATTAGTACATCGTAAAAGCAGGCAAACACCTAATAAGAAGCGCTGTGCATCATTGATAAATAGTCTTTAAAAGCGGCCTATAAACTTTCACAAACCAGATAGCTTAATAACTAAGCCAATGGCTACTATTGCCAAACAAAGTACAAAAGCTTGCTTTGTACGATCAATATCACTACTTCTTCTTTTCATGTCTTAGGCTCCATGCCACAAACTGCGTAGCGTTATTTTTTAGTTAATTCCCGTTGGCGGATCTTTGTTTGTGCTATAAGTTGCGCGGTTCGCTTCGCTTGGCCTGTCCAGCGACTTGTACCCGTTTTATTCATTATGCACAATTCACCGCGTGTTACTAGCATTAGATTATCAATTTCAACGTTTTGTCTGTCGTTATCGATAAAAATAACAGCGTGTCCATCTGGCTTCTTGCCGTTCGCTTGCTCCCAAATATAAAGGTGCTTTAAAACCCATTTACCACGCTTATCACTACCAGGCAATTTTATTTCAATATACCCGTCACCATTAATGCGTTCACTGCCCAAATCACGCGCTGACCAAGGAACATGACCTTTTTTAAAAAGGTTATCTTCAGCACCTTTAGGAATATAGCTGAACCCTTTATTCCAAGCTTCATGCCCTTGCTCCATCCTACCGTCACGGCCTGTTTTCCAACCATTGCGCAAGCGTAAGGCTTTAAGCGTATACATTGACACATCATAGCGATCAAAGCGTTCGCAAAAAGCCTTATGCAACCCTTTAGCGGTCATGGTGCAGTTGTCTTTAACAAACTGCACCTGTTCAGGCGTGTAAAAGGTTTTCTTACCTTGTGCCACTTGCTTTACTCGGTAGACTTAAAACTTCTGGCATTTCACGCAAACCATATTCAGTTTTGAACTTGGTTGCTGCAAATGCCAGTTCTGCGCTTTCTACGATTGAACCAGCAATATCAACCACGGCTTTTGTGCGTTCAACCTCAGTCTTAATCTGATCATCATTCATATCATCAGCATTAAGGCGTTCAAGCTGCTTAAATAATGCCGCGTTTAAGTCTGAAATTGTGTTACTCATCTGCTGGCACCAATACTTCACGCTCACCATTATGGCCCGGCGTACTCACTAAACCGTCACACTCCATTTTCTCAACAATTCGTGCGGCCCTGTTATACCCAATTCTAAACTTACGCTGTATAGCTGAAACGCTTGCTTTTCTTGTTTCTTTAACAAAAGCAACCGCCTCATCTTGGAACACGTCTTTGCCTTCATCATTGAAAAATGGATTAGCAACTTCTTCAACTGCATCTAGCGTTTTGATAACTTGATCACCTTCATTTTGCTCATCTGACTTACTAAAATAATCAACAAGCTCTTGAACATTAGCTGCCATAATTTCAAGCAAACCTTCCTTAAGGTTCTGCTCTGCTTCTTCCTTAGTTTCGTACATACCAGCTTCAAATTCATGACGTATGGTTTTGATTTTAAAATCATCAGTTAAATCAAAGCTAACACCTTCACGCGCCAGGCGAACCCGCTTAACTGAATAACCGGAATCAATGAGTTCAGCAACGTGTTTGAGCGTATAATCACAATCAAACTTAACGCTTTCTTTTTCACTGTTTTTCATGTGCAGCTTATCGGCATAGTAAAAACCGCTAAAACTAAGATCCTGCTCAGTATCAATACATTCGCGAATGTTTTGAGTAAGGGAATTTGAAACTCCAGAAACATGAAGCGTACTTGTTTTTAGTGATTTTAGCGCATGGCACATTTCACCTATTGCGCGGCCTGCCAAATCTTCACTGCTCACATCAACAAATACGCGCTCTGAATTGGCGTGATAGTAAGCGCTAAACGCGGTTACCTTAGTAAGCGCCCTTTCAAGCATTTCTTGCACCACGCGTTCTTTTATGATGTCACGTACTTTGCGTTCAAGCGGCATACCGATCATTTCTTCTTCGGCTTCTATACGCTTTTGGCACTCACGGTTAATCACCGGCTTTGGCAAAATCTTTTCTTCAAACATGAACTTCATTTCGTAACCATTCGCCATGCTTGTAATACCATTTTCAGCAAACCCAAAACTACTGAATTGGTTAGGCTCACAATCTTTAAAAAAGCGGTTTTCAGACTCAACCGCCTTGATCATTTCTGCCATTGCTGGTAGTGCCGTGCTGTATACGTGAATATTTTTCATCTTGATTTCCTATTGCTGTTTGCTTTTTGAAATTGCCTTCTCTTTTGCCGCATCAGCTGCAGCAATGATTAAGCTGTAATTTGTATCTGGATCGTATTTTACCCATTGCATTGCTGGCTTTTTTGTTCTCTGGTTTAGAACAACACCACCTTTGCTATCTGCTTTAGGTACATGTATGCGAATATGCATACCGCGACAACGCGTTGTTTTTTTTGCTAAATCAATAAGCTCTTGCGCAAATTGTGGCGCGTCAAAAGGCTTGCCAATAGCAACTGGTTTCATATCATTAACGCAATATTCTGAAATGCTTTTTAACAAAACCTCATGCCCATCAGCGGTCTTTGGCTTTTCCCACTTTGTCATTCGCTTGATCTTTTCTTCAGCTTTCTTTTTTGCAACCTCAATGGTTACACCATATACCTTAAACATAGTTCCACCCCGTTGTTTAAAAAAATTGATTGGCCGCTTCTAACGGCTTCATGCTACATAAAATCACCTTTTAAAATCCCATGATCTCACGCTACATGGTTCAGCGAATCCAAAAAAATACGCTTTGACGATACCGCTTAGGTTGCAACACTCGCCACCGGGAAACGCCCAGCGGTAAGCGGTATCTCAAAACGCACTCCGCAAAGTGCGCTTACCTTTACTCGCTAACCTCATAACGTGCAACTTCGTCTTGATAATCCATTGTGCTAACTGCGCAATAACTACCGATAACAACAATGGCTAAAATGATGTTTTTAATACGCTGGTTCATGCTTCCTGTTCTCCTGTAATACAAATATTAAACGTTGGCGCTTTTTCGTTCTTTATGTTTCGAATAACAGGCCAAACCTTTTGTCCAAGCACTTCACAACGCTCATGGTAATTAACTGCTTCAATATGAACTTGACCAGCTAATAAAATTTCCTGCAAAACCTCACGGTGGTAATCGTACTCAACGTAAACATGCATGACTGGCCTAGTGCCATTTGTAACAACATAATCACGTTCTGCATCAAAAACAGCTTTTGCTATTTCATCAAACTTAGGTGTATGAAACATTTCCTGCTTTCCTTTTCGCTTCGTTATGGGTACATATTAGCTACTTTGTACCCAATTGCAAGCGGTATTTTAATAAAATATAGCACTGTTAACCGCTATACGGTCATTTATGCCGCGTAACCAACGCCAAACGCGCTACTGTTAAGGCTTTCACGCTGGTTAACACTTCGCAAAAACGCCACCTTTAAAAATGAACCGCATAATCCTCTGAGATATATGAACCAATACCAGCGCCAGCCTTTTAAAAATATAGACTAAATGCAAATAGATAGGAACACGCTGTCTCGGTTCTGTCTCCGTTAATACCAGTGGTTAACACTCGTTAATTTCAGGCAATAAAAAACCCGCTCATTGGCGGGTTCTTAAACTATCCGGAATTACCGGATGGTTCACTTGTTCGGTATTACCGAACTACTTATCTTTCCTTTTTCTTGAAACTACTAGCAAGGTAAAGATTACCGTAACCAGTACCATTAGCGCGAGATAGCGTAAACCGCCATTCTCCAACAATTTTGGCACCGCGCTTTAACACCAAGCCTTTCTTCTTTGCTGCTGTTACTGTCATAACTGGAACCGGAACACAATCAATCTGCGAATCGTGTACGTAAAACATTTTTCCTTGTAGCAATCTTTGGCAAATTTGAATTTTCTTTTCAAGATGCGCTTTCAATTTCTTATTCATTGGACTGGCCCCTTAGCATAATAACCACGGTTCCACGTCCAAGGCTTCCACCAAGTAGCAGTTGAAACCCACTTGCTTTTTTCTATTGAAAAACCCTCATCAACCAAAATTAAAGTACATTGGTTTTTATGAATAAGTCTTTGGCTTGCCAAAACTTCATAAGATCCTTCTTTGTTTTCAGGGAATCGGCTTATATCTATTAACGCAATAACATCATAATAATGGCTTCGTACTGACTCATTAAACCTTGAAGCGCCTATACACTTAACATCAGGATCCTTACAGAACCTTATATCGCGCTCAATGTCTTCGGCCTCTTCCTGCCTTGGCGCTACAACAAGGCATTTATCACCGTAACGAACTGCTAAATGTTTAATTAAATTTTTAGCTGAGTCAGACTTTCCGCTTTGCCCATCACCCTTAATTATTATTTGCTTCAACTTTAATTACTCCCCAAAAACGTTTTAACTTCTGCCAAGCTTTGCTTCATTTCTTCGGCAAGCTTACCAGTAAGCGCGTGGATCTTATTCAGCAAATCAACTTGTGTTTCCAACTTCTGAATAGCTTGCTTTTCAAAAATGGTATCAATATCAGCCAAGCACCCGGCAACACTGCCAGCCTGTTTATCTATACTTTCAGTTAGCTTTTTAGCGGCATGTTTTACCCTGGGGCAGTCATTAGAATGAAACCCTTCTGGCTGGTTGCAATCGGTACAGTAAAAAGTTACTGCGCCGGGTTCCTGTTTCTTAACTTCCTTTTGCTCACTTTCTAATTTCACATCATAAGCCGCTTCACGCGCACGAACCAAAGCCTTTTCGTGTGGCTTGCAATCAGGATTACGCAAACGCAGATGATTGATACCTTCAAGCGTTGGTGAGTAATTGCCAGGGTGCTTGTAATCAACCAATTTTTTCTCACGCAAACCTTTCAGTATTGCCTGAATAACTTTGCGGCCATTAAATCCAGTGGCCTTAACAATATCTTTTTGAGCTACTCGCGAACTTGATTCAGCAATAACAGAAAGAACTTTAAGTGATGAAGGCTCTTTTTCTAAAGTCTTTACTGCTGGCTGATTCGCTTTATATGCTGGCTTTGGCGTTCTCACCCTTAGTGCAGCTGGTTGTTTTGGTACCGCCGTTCTTGCCTTCATGTTTTTACGCATCTGAACTATTTCATCAGCTACGCCAGCACGCAAATACTTACGAACCTCAATCACCTGCGACTTAAGCAAGCCAACTTTTGAACCTACAACCGCGGGGCTTACATGATCAGCAAGATCATGTACCGCTATTACCTTTTCATCTGGTATCGATATACCATTTACAATTATTCCAAATGACATAAGTTTTCCTTAAAAGAGTTTTTCTTGGTGTTGTGTGTGTTCTGCTACTGAAATAACGCGCTTAACTTTTTTTGCGGTTGATTCTGTTTCTGGCCGCTCATTCCACTTATCAACGAATATTTCACGCCAGTTTTCATCCTTGTCTGTAAAATTCATGTGAAAGCCGCAATGACAACCAGGGCAAGAAACCCATACGTTTATTCGTGTTTCAACAAGGCTAGGGCGAACAATATGCATGTCTTTTACTTCAACATTTTCGCAACCGCAAAAAGGGCAGGGCTTAAGTTCTGATTTTTTCAATTCCATGCTAAACCTCAGATTAAATTTTCTTGGTGTGGAACCATTGGTTCAGGTCGGTTCTTTACCTCGACAACATTAACCAATTCGTTTTGATTGTAACCGTTGCAAATTTCAGTACAGAAAACTTCTTTTCAATGCTTACTACACTGGCCGTATTGAACACGCGTTGTTTGTAAGTAAAAAATTTCTTTAAAAGGAGTGTGAGGATCTTCTTTCTTGCCTTTCGGTTCGTAGTTCGTGCAGCTTATACATGATTTAGGTAATGTGATTTTCATGATTGCCCTGCTTGCTTTTGCTTAATGTGGGTACATTATTATTTATCTTGTACCCAATTGCAAGCATGGAAAGTAATTATTTACAGAAATAATTCAGGCCGCGTTCTAGCAACCACTGGTGATAGGTTTCAAATTCTTTTTGGATTAGTGATTTAGCGTGAGTGTGAATGTAAGCCTTATCTAACTTTGAAAGGCTGTGGTTTAACATCAGTTCGCCAATGTAGTAATCAACGCCTTGATCTTGCCAGATAGTACGGGCTACTTTTCGCAAGTCATGCGCTGACCATTCACCGCCAGACACTTCACGAACCGCTTTTGATGCGCTAGAACCTGACAGCGGCTTACCTTGCCTGGAAGGGAAAACATAGCGGCCTTTGATGTGCGGCAAGAATTTTTCAATCACCTTTATAGAAGTGATTGTTAATGGTAGCTCGTGCGCTTGGCGCGTTTTGGTGTGGTTTTCAGGTATAAACCACAACTGATCAACAAAACTTATATCTGCCTTTCTGGTAAGCACTGTTTCATTTAACCGCGTTCCGTACATTAGCATCATCAGGACAATGAATTGCGTTCGTGGTGGTGCCTGCTGCAGTTGCTTCAATACGCCTTCTATATTATGCGGCCTTAAGCGTGATCCTTTGGGCAATATCTCCGCGCTAATAAAATCAGTGAATTTCATACTTGCACATGGATCGCGCTCGATAACACCAATCTTTTCAGCTTGCCGCATTGCTGCCTTTAACACTGAAAATATCGCCTTTACCGTTGCCAGTGAATAACCAGCCTGTAATGGCCACATTAGCGATTTATCAATATTGCTACGTTCTAGCTTATCCAAACGTAAAAGCCCCAAACGCGGTGCAAGGTGTTTGCGTATTGCGGTTTTTATCGATGACTTACGGCCAGCACTCAAGTTCCTGTCATTTTTAACGCGGTTAAGATACCAGGCTAACACCTGTGCAACGTTGTGCATTTGTCCAACGCGTATTTTTTCTGAACTGGCATCAACGGCCATTTGTGCGTTTAACTGTGGCAAGCGGTCAAACAATGCTTTGCTGTTAATAGCAGGCCAGTTCCCAACCTTACGCCAGATTGTTTTACCACGAGAATAATCGACTATGAACCAGCTTGCGGTTCTGCGGTTCTGGTGAAAGCGTAGACGGACGTTAGTTTTTTCATCCCGTATTTGATAACACTCAGACAAAGAATGCCGCTTAATAGCGGCATCACTTATCTTGGCAACAATGGTTTTACCCAAATTCGCCAACCTCCTTTAGTAGACGCAAAGCCATGACAATAAACATCTGCTCTGCTTCTTGCCATTGCACCTCACCGATCAACTTACTACCAATGAAGAAATGGTTTCTTACTTTTGGTGGCATCATCGGCATATCAATCGCCCATAGCGGGTTAGATGGCATAAACAAATTGCGTTCAACGGCCAGTATCAATTTATCTATCTCTTTAATCTCTGGCAGTAGATCATTCCACTTTACAGCAATATCAACTTTGTACTTCTTAGAAATGGTTTTTAATATATTGCCTTCAAGCACATTCATCTGCGGCAACGTTACTTTTAGCGGTGTAACAATATCACCAAGATATGCTTCTGCGGCATCATGTAGCAAACAGGCCAGTGCAACTCTTGGATCGTTGTAGCGTTCCATTGCCCACAGCGCTGAAACATAACAATGCTCTGCTACTGAATAAAATCGATTACAATGCCCATTAAAACGGCAAATTTTCGATAAGCTAGATGCAATGCTTTCAATGGTGATTTCTTCAGCGGTTAAACCTTTAATTGGATCGACCAGTTTTCCGGTGTTGATTAGTGTTTTCACTGCTTTTCCTTTTTGTTATTTCAGCGAACCATGCTGCTGTGTCTGGCTGCTCTGTCTTGTTTAATTGTTTTTCAAAAAACCATGCTTCTGAAGTGCTGACTTTGTAAGCCCATCCAGTGTAGTTAATGCAATGGCCCCACTTAATCCAGATACGCTGATTAACCATGAAATACATAGTGGTGATCTCAGCGATTGAATGATCAAGGCGCTCATCACCCTCAACGCTTAAGCGTACAACTTCACTTAAACAAAATTTAGGTCGTGGCTGTGCCAAGTAAGTTCTCCAATTCCGCTAACTTTTCATCTGGTATCGGTCGGCTGCTCTTGCTGGTTTCAGGCTTAAGGTAAGCGTGAACCGTGGCCGTTGATACTCCCCAAACATCAGCAAGCTTTGCATAGCTTGAAATGTGCTTTTTTCTTGCCATTAATTCGCGCAAGCGTTTTTGATTAGCTGTCATTATAAACCTTCATTTTAATTAAACCATCAGCTATGGCCTTGGCCGTTCTCGCTGCCAACTCAACACCATTTGAATAGCTTGGTGTGAAATTAACCTCATAACTCTTGCGGCCTAGAACTTTAACTTCCAAAACGTAACCGATACCAGCACCGGGTAAATGCCAAACGCGATAAACAACCACGTTCTTAATTTCGCAAATAGCCGTTCTTTCTTTCGCAGGTGTATTATCGATGCCATACCAAATGGCGCCAACACCTAAAAACATAGACTTTTCTAAAATAGAAATTTTATTCATCACACGATCCTTGTCGTGGGTACAGTATAAACAACCGTACCCATAATACAAATAGTTTTACATAATGCGTTCGCGAACAGTAATTCGCTTAACATCTGAATACGCAATTAGCCTGTTTCCCCAGCCACGCATAAATATAACAACACCATGTTCATTGGCGTAATGTATAAAGAATTCTTCTTTATTTTCTATTTCTAGCTTTGCAAAACACTCTGTTACTTGTTCCATTTTTCCTGCCTTTATTAATTGGGTACAAGCAATATAAACACCTTTTTAATTAATTACAATATTTACTACATAATATTTTACAGGTATATTGTGTGAACCACTCATAAACAAAGGGAACAACGTGGAAAACAAAGCAGTAAACAACGTAAAACACCGTATGCTTAAGCTATTAGCAAAAGGCAAAATCGGTAAAACCGTTTTAACGATGTCAGTGCGTGATCACAATGCTGTGGTTAGAAAGAAAGCATTCAATGAGTTGTATGAAGCTGAACTTATTGAAACGGCTTTAAACTTCAACGCTACACCAGGCAGGCCAAAAACGTTGGTTCGTATCACCAACAAGGGCAAGCAGGCACTTAAGGAATACAAAAAGGAAAACTGGCAGTGAGTGACATTATTAGTTCTGATTTAAACGATGACATGAAAAATAGCTGGGGAACTGACCCGGTAATTTTTAACGCACTCAATAAAGAGTTTAATTTTTCTCTTGATGCTGCGTGCTCAATTAAAAACACCAAGGTACCTAAATGCTTTTTAACCAAAGAAGATGATTCTTTAAAAGTTGATTGGTACCAAAAAATGAAAAGCTGCAATCAGCCGAACCTTAACGTATGGATAAACCCGCCATACGGTAAAGGATTTATTAAACGATTCATGAACAAGGCGATTGAACAGAAAGAAAAAGGTGTAACCACTGTCTTACTTGTTCCAGCAACACTGGATGCACAATGGCTACCAGTTGAAAATATTTCTGAAATAAGAATTGTGACAGGTGGAAGACTTAGTTTTTATCACCCTATAACGGGCGCTAAAGTTAACGGAAACACAAAAGGTTCTATGTTTGTAATATTCAGGCCAAGCAAGATACCTTGCTTTGTTAGATTAGTAGATAGAAACGAATTAATAAATTCAGGTACCAATTAAAAATAACTAGGCTCATCTTACAAGCTTGGTTTTAACCTTGCCCTTCCTAACATACCTTACTACACGAACACCTTTACTTATAAGGTGTTCTTTTATTTCTCGATACTGAGAAGGTGTTATACCCCTATCCAAGCCAACAAGCATGGCTTCATCGTGAAAATAAATAATTGTTGTAAATGATTCATACGTACCGCTGCCTTCGCTGAACATATAAGCCTCTGTTAGAGAACTTGCGGCCATAACTCATCCTGATAAAAAAAGGCCGGCTGTGGGAACCGGCCAAACACACACCCAAGGAAAACAAGCAGATAAACCATATCGGTTTATTTTTTGTGCGTCAATAAATCTTTTTCATTCTTCGTTCGTGGTTCCAGTCTGCAGCGCAATCATCATCACAAAACCTCTCACCACTTGTTAACTTCTCACGACAAAAGAAGCAATACCCGTTTGGGTTAGGCAACGCGTTCTTTGCTGGCGTTCGCGCTGCCTGAATTTGTTTGTTTTTAATTTCTTCCTCTCGTTCAACGATCAGATCAATATCCCTGCTCATGTAGCTTACTCGATTTATTAAAAGCTAATTTTTAACAGGTATTACAGGAGCGGTCAAACCTTACGGCGGTAACTATCCCAATCAAAACCAATTGCACGCCCACCGCCTTCACGCAAACGATCCTCAGTGGCTTCATCCATGTAACCGCGTAAACCAGCCAGATCAAGGTTACTTATGATAATCGTTGGCTTGGCTTCTTCGTAACGGCGGTTAATGATTTCAAACAAGATAATGCGCTCGTTATCGGTTCCGCGCTGTCTGCCAAGTTCGTCAATGATTAACAGATCTGGCATAGCAAAGCTGTCTAACGCCTGTCGCTCTGTTTTCTGGCTGTCGCGGCTGTATGTTTCAGTAACCGTTGAAATGGCCTCTGTCGCTCTTACGTACATGGCAACTTCATCACCATCAAGCACCACACGCGCTATGGCAATAGCTAAATGCGTTTTACCAGTGCCAGGCTTACCAACCATCATGAGGCAACGACCAAGCTTTTTGTTTTCTTCCCACTGTTCCGCATAACGTTTAGCGGCATTATAAGCCTTTTGCTGGCCCTCGTTTTCAATCACGTAGTTGTCAAACTTACGATCTGAAAAACGTGGTGGTATTGCTGCACGGCCTAAAGCGAACTGGATCTTACGTTCTTTGTTTTCCTTTTCCAGTTTCTGCGCCATTTGGCGTTCTTCGGCTTTACGTTCTTCAGCAAAACACGCTTGGCAAGTTGTCCAGCGCGGCTCTTGGCCGGGGAACTTAACAAGGCTGGTTGTAAACTCGCCATGCTTTTCACAAAATTCAGTTTTAGTTTCCATTGATTTACACGCCAATATATCCGCAATGCTGTTTGCGCTAGAATTTACCATCTTTACCGATCCCCTTACTATAATCCATTTGTTTAGAGTTACCCGCTAAATACCCAGCACGCTTACCTGCTGGCTTGTTCTTGGCAAACTTTGCAGCGTTGCGTATCCATGTTCGAAGTGCTGCGTGCCAGTCAACCATCTTACTGTCTTTGGCTTTGTGGTAATCCTTGAACTGCTCAAACTCATGGTTTAAATCAACACCTGATTTATTTGCAAGTTCTACATGCTGCGCCGTAGGTTTGAAGTCATCAGGTAAAGCAACTTTCCTACTTGCTGACTTTTTACCGCTCGGCTTGGCCGATTTTTTAGAATCGGCAATAAGAGGTTCATTGACTGGTTCAGTGATAGGTTCTAAAGAGTGACTGGTTCTGGGGGCATCTGCTGCCTTATGGGGTAGGGCAGCTTTTGACCTACCCTCAGTCACCTGTTGCCCTACATCAGGCAAATGCTGCCCCATGTCGGTTTTATTCTGACCTAGGGTAATGTGATAAATATTTGACTGATTACCGCGATCAGTTTTTCTATACTGTCGAGTTACTAGGCCAGCACTTTCTAGTTCGCGTATATGGTTCTTAACTGAAGAACGGCTAACCTCGCACTGGTCAGCTATGTATTGCAATGAAGGCCAGCATTCACCAGCGTCATTGGCGTTATCTGCTAGCTTTAAAAGCACCAGTTTTCTTAAAGGATTGCCGACCTTTGTTTTCATGGCTTTGACCATAAGCTCCATACTCATAGACCAAACCCCCAAATGTTATTTATTATCATAGTTATCGCCTTGCTCATTATACTGAGGCCACCGTTCTAAGATAGCGGCCTCAACTTCTTCCACGTTCGAGCAAACCTCTGACAAGAACGTAAACGCCTTGCCATTGCTCAGTTCTACGCTGTACGCCTTCATTTTTGCGTTTTCAACGTTGGCGTTAAGCGGTGTTATTTTCACTGCGGTTTATCATCGAATAGGCAATGAGTGTGTGAACCATCCCAATTCGCTTTCATTGGTAAATCGCCTTTCAAATAAAACTTGTAGAGGTTAACCGCGCCTTTCTTGGTGAGAACAACCTTAGTTGCAACAATGCCTTCTTGCGGTTCAGATACTTTTTCAGCAAACCAGTTGTCTCGGTAGTATGAAGCTGCTTTGAAGCCGTGGCGTTCTTTAATTAGCAGGCCGCGCTGGGCAAGGTGGTTCTGAACCTGCTGGACGTTAACACCGTTTAACTGTCTGCAAAATTGAGCCGGTGTCATGCCAGGCGTGAATTGAGCGGCTATTGTGTGGCAAACACCTTGCAAGCGCTGGATCTCTTGATCTGCTACTTCAAGCTTTTCTTTAGCAAACTTCGCCTGTTCAAACTGATCAGCCCATGCTCGCGCTGCTGCTGCTGGATCATTGAAGTCTGGTAGTTGTGGCGCTTTATATTCACCATTTTTTCGAATGGCAGGAAGAACTTCACCAACAACCCATTCTTCAAAAGCTTCGGCTTCAGGAAGTTTTGATCTCATGATTAATCGGTAAACATCACGTTCAGGTATTATTTGAACGTTTCTAACCTGACCTCCCATTTCGGTAGGGCAGGTCTGAACGTTTTTGCAATGCGTATTGGTTGCCTTGCTGGTGTTTGCATAACCCAAAAGTTCAGCAACATCCTTAGCAACAAACCAAGGATCACCATCTTTTTCAATTACGCGAACTGAATTATTGTGAAAATTGAAGGGAATTATATTTGACATAACCATCACCTTTGAAATGGCGGGTTACTCCGGTTAGCAAAGGCCGCGAACATTCGGCCTGCCGTTTCACCCATAGAATTTTGTTCGTAAAGGATTTTACTGCTTCGTTGCTAAACTATTCAGCGGGTGAGCATGACGGTTTATATCATCGGTGGACAGGATACCAATGCCGCCATGCTCGGGAACTATGCCCTGTCGCTTATTGCCTGCTTATAGTAAGCATGTTTTTTATTAAAGTAAACGCCTTATTCGGCTAAAACTGAATCATCAAACAGATCAGGGAAAAGATCCCTTGCATCTGCATTAAGTAAGTTTTCCAGTAATCTTATTTGTTTGAACTCTGACGGTTTCGTAACACCCTTTTCCCACTTAGCTATTGTTTGCTGAGATACCTTTACAACATTGGCTAGTTCGCTTTGTGAATAGCCGTTTTCAATGCGTTTAATGCGCAGAAACATTCTCAATAATCATGCACCGCCTATTGTCTGTATTTTGTTTTGGCTCATCCATGCATCAAGATCAGATCGCTTGTATCTGATAACCGCTTTTGTTTTTGGGTCACCAATGCGCGTGTATGCGCAACCGGTTCCACGCTGCCTTAATTTTGATAATAGAGATACAGAAAGCCCTGAATATTTTGCGGATTCTGAAGTGGTTAAATACTCTTTCATAAGCTAAAGCACCCCCATAAAATAAATATACGACCATAGGCTTAATTATGGCAACTGGTGTTCGTATGTAAGGGCGTAAAATACGCCACAAAATTCAGAAATTCGACACAAAAAAAGAACCTGTAAGCTGTACTTACAGGCTCTCTTTGTTAGGTATAGGTGTTTTGTTAGTAATACTCGCCCTTCAATTCATATTCATAATCGTCAGGGTCATAATCAGCTATGTCGGTTAACTTTGTACCAGCGGTATAAGCTTTCACAATAACACTTTCTTCCTCATGCAAAAGGGTAGGATTAAAAGCATGTGAAATTCTAATTTCGCCTTTTCCTGAAATATATAAATCAACGTCTGGCCTTTTATCCCTTGAACCGCTTAAATAAGAATCATCTTTTCTTTGTTTCCATATTTTAAGATTGTAAGTGTTTCTTAATGCGCCTGAGCTTTCTGTTACTTCAACGGTTGCACTCTCGTCAAGATCATCATAACAACTACAAGGATCGTCTGACTTCCAGTATTCACAAATTTTTTCAATAAAATCGTGCGTTTTCATTTCGGCTGGCATTGGCGTTAGCAGTTCTTCAATGCTTGCCATCATTCGAGCGCCTGCTTCTTCAGTTAAGTGCTTTTCAATTCGCATCTTTACCGCTTGACCCATTACATGATTGTAAGTTGGAAGATCTAAATTACTGGCATCAATCAAAAGCTTTTCTTTAAAAATTGTTTCCAACTGCTTAGTAATGCCACCCCATGAGTTAAATTGTTCCTCAATGGCTTTCATTACCGCCTTGCCAACGCCTTCTTCAATGGCTTTTTGAAGAATACCTTCACTTTGAAGTGAGCTGATATGGTTATTAACAATTTCGTTGATTTCTTTCATTTTGCTTTTCCTGTTTGCTTGGGTGTTTATTGTAAACTGGGTACATATTAAATCCGCTTGTACCCAAAAGCAAGTATAAAAAGCAATTATTTACAGTTTTTTATTGCCAAATATTATTCAACGCGGTTTTAACATTGTCTTGGTTTAGCTTCGCGTAACGTTCTGCACTGCGTATAGACTCGTGATCTAATACTCTGGCAACTACCTGTAATGGTGTACCGCTCTGTACTAACTGGCTGGCTACTGTGTGGCGTAACGTGTGAATTACTACGCGTTGTCTGCGGTCTGTTACACCCTCATTGAATAGCCGGTTGAATATTCTAGCCATGCGCCACTGATATTGATTGTTATTGGGCATACGTTCTGGATCATCCCAGCTTAATACAAAACCTTTACGGCCTTTCAAAAGCTGCTGCGTTTCTGCGTTCAAAAAACCAGTGTAATAACGATCCTTTTTAACGTTGTAAAGCTGTACGGTTTCGCCTTTTATGTGCTCGGCCCGTATGTTCATAAGGGTTCCTATTCTGGCGCCTGTGCAAAGTGCCAACTTAGTAAACATGTAAAGCCGATCATTGTCACGCGTAGCATCCAGCAACGCGCGTACTTCTTCTTTGGTGAGGTATCTATCACGTTTATCATTTGCGTTCGTTCTAGGTACGTTAGCGCACGGATTTTCAAAACGATATTTACCGTCAGCAATTGCCAGGTTAAAAACCGATGAAAGCATATTGATTTTGTGATCAACGGTATTGCTCGAGCGTTCCTTTTGCATTTCGCGCTGGAACTTAATTATGTGGTTTCGCGTTATCTTTCTTTCGTTAGCAAATGGCACCTGATTAATTAGGTATTTTGCTACGCGCTTTGAGTTTTCTTTGTGGCCGCTGTTCTTCAGCCAGTAGTCGAACAGTTCACGGAATGTGGGATCTTCTTTGTTTTTGCGCTGCAGTATTTCGGCCGTGCCTTCACCAAACTTTTCAGCGTTGATGATCTTGACTTTTTGCTGGTAACAGAAAGCCTCTGTGATACCCTCTGATTTTTTACCAACGCTTATACGTTTTTGTTTGCCAGCTATGCGAGTGATAATAAAGTAAGAACGATCACCGCTTTTTAAGTCTCGATAATAAACACCTTTATACTTTTTAGAAGGTATATCTTTGCTCATAAACAGCACCCTTTCGTGTAACGCATGTGTAACCATACGTTACATTTTTGTACCCAATTAGGGTTAATTAAATACTACCATAAAGGGCGTAAAATACGCCAGTGGCGGTATTTACCGCTTGTTTATAAGTGTAGCACAAAAACGCTTTACAATACTGCCCTACTGCCAAAAATCAAAACAAAATCGCTCTATGACGCGCTTTAATAGATATAAAAACAGGTTATGTGTAACCCATGTGTAACTGTACATAAATTAGCCTTTTAACATAGCTGGGAGTATTATTAAATTGCTCTCATTACTAAAGGTGGCGCTATGTTTTTTCCTGAATACAAAATTAAACCCACAATGACGCTTACACAAAGCGCCATTTATTAAGGCATTGCTTTCAGATTTTTCCACCTGTTTGATATACCACCAAACGATGATTATTTAATTAGCGTTAAGAACGGCGCTAGGGCTATTCACTTGTTTTCAAGGCTGATCAAGGCGAATCATCCTGATGTTTCTTATGAGGTGAGAACTGGCGCAACAATAACCGGCTATGTAGGCGATGAACTTGAAATATTTAACATGAACAGTTATAGCTCTGCTGAAACCAAAAACACAATACAGATGTGTACGGCTTCTGACTTAGGCCAGTTGACAGACTTGGCACCACTTGGAGGAACAGAACTAACAGGTAACAGGCTTGAAGGGGATGAATCTATTGATCCTGAAGACATAAAGATCTTGCCTGATAACACTGAATTTCTTCTTAGGGTCGTAAATCCAAATTCTGATCCGGCTAAAGGATTTCTTTATTTAAAGTGGTTTGAAACAGCACGACTTGGATAACAAAAAGCCCGTTAAACGGGCTTTTTTAATTTGATCGGAAACATAGGCTCAAAATCAGGATCTACACTACACCTTAATGCGCAGTAACAGCCAAACAAGAACTCCATTACATCAAGTGCAAATTCACCTATGAAGCCGCCTTTGGCTTGAATGCCCGGTTCAATATCATCGCGCATATCAATCCAACAAGGAACGCCATGTAAACTACCATGATGCGTAGCTTTAAATTCATAGCTATCATTCATAGGTTGTAACCACGCTCAAGTTCAAGAATGTAAATACCTAGCTTTTGCGCATCACCCTTACTCAGTATCATCCCGCCTTCGCTCGTCTGTTGTATGCTTTCGAGTGTAGGCTTCGTTGGTTTCGCTGGCATTGTCGGACACTCCGTTGTCACGCAACCCGTTAAAATGATCATCAAACCAATTAACAGGGTTTTTCTGAACATCATTAACACTTTCTTCATGCTGCTGTTGCTCCTGTCGCTTATGCTGCTTATCGATTGCGCCAAGCAACCTATTAAGCAATGAAAGAACAAGCTCTATAAGCTTCATTTTGGTGGCCGTGCTTGTTCTTTGTTAGGGTTTAAGGCTAGCTTATCTAGCAATGCAATAATGCTTGCCAGAAAACGTTCAGCGCCTGACAGCCATTCATCGTCCTTGCTTGAAGGTGTAAGCTTAGCAACCTTAATTAACGCCGCTACAATGATTGACGCTGCACCCACAATGGTAGTGATCCACTGTAAAGCCAGCATGATGTATTCAACAATGTTTTGTTCCATGAAAGAACCCCTTTCAGTTAGTTAGCATTTAACGCTTAATTGGATTTTCGAATCAAGCCCATCACCAACAATTACCACACCTTTGGGTGAGTTAGGACTGTAAACTGTTACCTTACAGTTATATCTTCCTTGCTGCAAATTTAGCCAGCCAAAACGAACATCTAACTGATTAGAACCTGATGTGTAATTAACAGCATCCGTTTCACTGGATATGACAGGTTCATCACAACCAACGCACCGCTTCAATGGGTCACAAGCGGAAACCTCAACCTTAGTAACACCAGAAAAGGTAAACGGCGAACCATCCAAAGAAACCAGTAGTGACTCGGTGTTGTCCGAGCCTGGAAACACCGGAATAATCATATTAGGCCACCGGTGTTAATTCACGGAACCAATAGCGCAATGCTGGAATATTTACTAGATCGCCAGTCTCATTGGTAATGTTGCGATCTACCGCGTCACTTACGATGTAAACTTTTGAATTTACTGAGTCGTAAACTGCCAGTGATAAATCGTCAGTATCTGCCGCTGTACCAGATGGATCAACACCTGTTACACCAGCAACATCAACACGGAGATCTTCTGAAACGTCTGTAAAAGACCAATCAGTGTTATCAATTGGCGCACTAGCAATAACTCTTGTTAAAAACGTTGCGTAGCTGTCAGATTTAACAGGGTTCTTAACAATTGCAATGGTGTCGCAGTTATCAGCTGCGCGTTGTGGGCCGTAACGCTTAACATCTAAATCGGTATAATTAGCCATTGGTTTTATAACCTCACTATTGTGTATTTTGGCCTTTCGACCAGTTGAATAGTAAATGTGGGCGTTACACGCTCAACACTTATTTTTTGTGGATCAATAATAATATCGGAATCACTGACTTGCAATGTCGGTGCTTGGGTTATTTGCTCAGCATCTACAGCCAGTAAACGTTGAATTATTGCTGGTAATGCTTTTTCAGATTCTAAATGCTGCTCAACATTAAACGGTGAAACTTGCTGTGTTTGCTTAACTTCTGAAACTTGCGCTTGGGCTTTTTGCTCAACCTGTACCGCTACAATTCCATTACCATCAGTAATAACGGATTGCTCCGCTTGTGCGAACTGCTCAACTTCAACAGCATTAATTTGCTGAGCAAGTGTAACAGTGGCTTGTACGCTTTCAACGTTTTGATTTTCTTCAAATGAATTTACAGATTGATTAGCTGTAATAGATTGCTGCTCAGATTCGCTTTGCTGCTGCGCATCATTGGCAGTTATACCACCACCGTCTTGCACTGTTTGCTGTTCAGCCTGCGCTTTCTGCTTTACTTCAATTGGCTGCAATGCTTGAGAAAGTGTAACAGCCTGTGTATCAGCGTTAGTATTTTGCTGCGCTTCATTGTGCTGAATTTGCTGTGCTAATTGAACAGTTTGTTGCGTTGATTCGCTTATCTGCTCATCGTCTAAAATTGATAATAACTGTGTAATAGAAGCGGCTTGCTGCTGAGATTGGCTTAACTGCTGCGATTGATTAGAAGATGCAACTTGTGTAGTAGAAGCGCTTTTCTCATCAGCTTCGCTAACTTGCTGAGATTCATTAGAACCTGCTTGCTGCGTAAAAGTTACACTTTGTGTTTCTGATTGCGCGGCCTGCTTTGATTCATTGGCTGTTACTTGTTGTTCTACTGTACCGCCACCATCGTCATAGAATATCAACGCATCATTAAAATTAGTAGGGAAATTTATTGGCGATCCATTGTTGCCAGCTACGGTATCAACCAATTCACCCTGGTCAAAAGAAGCGGTTGGGTCGTAGTTGCTAGCTCCATTGTTTGCTTTGAACCCATACAAGTCCATTGCAAGGTCAGATGTGCCGTTATGAAACGAGCCTATTTTATCGACTATAAATGGATTAGCGTTAAAGTTGGTCGCAGGAGTTAGTGCTACTCCGTTCTCGTCCTCTACGATAACGCTTGAGCCTGTACGAACTAGCCTTAATACGTACCTCGTGCCGATGACAAGTGGCGTGTTTATGTTTACATTGGTAACCGCTCCAGCGATTGATATTCTGAATTGAGTATCGCCATTTATGCGCCAAAAATCACTGAAAGACGTGCCGCCGCAGATAACATCATTTAAAGCACCTTGGTACTCGAAATCAATTTCAGCTAGTACACCATCTCCTGTTGCAGATATAGGCGAGGCCAAATCAACGTTATCGTCAGCCCCATCAAACCGCAGTAGAAACGCCATTATTTAACCATTTCCGCTTCAATCTTACTTGCACCAGACTGAACCGCTTTTTCAAATGCGTTTACTACGTTTTCAGTTACGGCGTATGCGCCTTGCTGCTTACCATCTACAATAACGCGATACATAGCATCAGATTGTTTTACAAGTTTTTTTACACCTGCGTATTCTGCAACGGCATCTGCAATTTCTTCAGCGTTCTGTTGCAAAAATGCGTCAGATTTAAGCAAGGCTGCGTCCTTATCGTTAACAATAAAACCAAGCTCAACAAGAACGGAAGCGCCTTTAAATTCTCGCACCATGTGAAAGTTGGCTTTCTTCTGCCCACGATCACGCCTGCCTTTACCCGTCCAAAGGCCTGCGAGCTTTTTGTGTAACTTTTGCTGTAACGCGTATGATTTAGTGGTTTCATCATCGGTGGTGTAAATGAATGACTCAAAGCCGTTTGCGCTAGTTGCGCTGGCGCTATTAACGTGAACTGATACAAGGCAATCAGATTTTAAGCGGTTCGCTTTACTGGTACGATCACGCAACTCAACAAATGTGTCATCGTTTCGCGACAATAAACATTCGATATCGGGATAGTGTTTAGCTAGGTAGTTATCAACGCGCTGGCAAACTTCAAGAACAATATCCTTTTCCTTTAAGCCATGGCCTACTGCACCTGAATCATGGCCGCCATGCCCAGCATCTAAAAATAGTTTAAATTTAGACAACTTGATCATCCTCCGTGTGATATTTTTTAACGAAATTATCAAGGCATTCGCGCAACGGTCTATAAGATTCTTGAAGCTTTTGAACAATGCGGTGCCTTCCAATCAAATCTACCAAGCTATAAATATCAACTGGCTTGTTAATGTAGTCTAAGCAACCAAGGTGAAAGCCTTCTCGTATGTCGTTAACATCGCTACTGGATGAAACGAAAAGCACGGGTATATTGCGCGTTCGCTCGTCACTTTTAATCAATCGGCAAACTTCAAGCCCATCAATGCCAGGCATGTATAAGTCAAGAATAATAAAATCAGGCTGGGCTTCAACGGCAAGCAACAAAGCTTTTGTGGGATCGCCCGTTGCTACCGTTTTAATACCATGTTGCTTAAACGCTTCGGTGAAGAACTCGCGCTCAAGGTTATTGTCATCAACAATCATTACAGTTTCAGTCATTATGTCTCGCCCCTTTCGAGCCTCTTGCAATATCCAACGCAAGGCCGTGAATTTTTTCGTCAAATTCTCGCATTGAATTATTGATATTTGCTGCGACTTCCTTTAAGTCGCCTCGCATGGGCGCGTTAGACTTCTCTATTAACGTTCGAACATGCTGATCGTCAACGCATTTACTTAATGCGGTTTCAACTTTACCTAACCGATCCTTCAAAGATTTATTTTCGTTGCTCAATTCTTTGTTTTTCTCGCGCTGCATGTTTGCAACAAACACCGCGACTACCCAAAGCAAGTGCAGCAATTCAATATTCAACATCAAACCTCCTTTGCATTATTCAGGCCAAGGGTTTTCAGCTTGAATGCTTAGCCGTTTTTCAATGGCTTGCTGCATTAGCATATCAGCCTGTTCATTCTCACCCATTGCACGCTTTATATTAGACTCATTGATAAGAGGGTCAACCTGTTTTCTGTACAAAGTTTGTCTAATTTCGTCTATTGAAGCGGTTTTTTCTTCCATCGTTGGTTCTGGTGCGCTTGGCTGTTCAAGCGTGGCCCCTTCTGGCGGTTCTTCGCCTATGGTAGACGTTGCCCATTTTGATTCGTGATCTAGCCAATATGGCTGGCCGCGATAATCGGGCTTTACTTCCCAATCAGAACCATTAAAAACCGCGGCTTGGTTATCGCTTAATGTAGGTGGCTCTTTTTCAGTAGCGTGTGCCGGTACAAGCCAGTTATCTTTATCAAGCGGATCAGGATCGGCAACGCCAGTTCCAAGGTATTCATTTGTAACAGGGTGATAGTGATAAATCTGCATGTGATTCCCCTTTAATATTTGATGTAGGCCACAAGTGCTACGTTACGTGGGCGCGTTTCACTGCCGCCTTCTAAGCCTGTGTAAGCTGATCTTACAATGCCGCCTGGATCAGCATCTTCAATATAGCTGTTTCCATTGCCAGCGTTATCCCGTGAAGGCAGTGAATGTCTGTGCTCTTTGAATTCATCAGCCTGAAAAGTACCAAAAGAACGCCCACTATCAACACCGCGCCCATCATCCCAACAACGAATAAACTCACCGCGCAAATCTGGTACATTGAATGTGGTTGAACCGTTACCGTTCCCCCAAAACGTGCCAACCTTAGCAAATAGTTTTGCGTAAGTGGTTCGACTTACCGCTGCGCCATTGGCCTTAATCCATCCGTCAGGTGCTACGGTAGTAATGAAATAAGCGACTGATCCAATCATTTCATTGTTATCTTCGCCGTACACGCCACGATCATCAGACCATGATTTTAAGCCTGCCGGTGTTACTGCGCGTGCAGCATCAATGCCAGACTGAGTTTCGGGATTCGTGGCTAATTCAACAAGTCCGGCTGTTGTTCTAGTAGCTAATCTACTGTTTAATCCTGCAGGGGTAACTGCTTTTGATGAATCATTACCAGCTTGGGTTTCAGATTCATTCGCAAGTTCTACGATCCCCCTTCTACTTTCCGTTGCGGTCAAGCTTGCCAAGCCTGCAGGAGTGACTGCGCGTGAAGAATCATTACCAGCTTGGGTTTCAGATTCATTCGCAAGTTCTACGATCCCCCTTCTACTTTCCGTTGCGGTCAAGCTTGCCAAGCCTGCAGGAGTGACTGCGCGTGAAGAATCATTACCAGATTGAGTTTCAGCATTAGTGGCAAGCTCTATAATACCTTTTTGCGTTGTAGTTGCGTCAGGTGGTGCACTATTATCAATGGCAGCTTTAACGCCGGCGGGGGTAACTGCACGAATTGAATCTGTGCCATCCGCCGCTTCAGCATTAGTAGCCAGCTCAACTAGCCCCGTTCTTGTGGTTGTGGCTGTTCTACTTGAAATTGATCCTGGTGTCACTGCTTTTTGCGTGTCAGTGCCAGCTTGAACTTCAGCATTAGTAGCCAACTTAACCACACCTTCATTTTCAGTTGTGGCTGGCGGGTTGGTAAAGTTAGCATCACCAAAAGTCACACTTGCAGGGTTTAGAGATTGAATTGCAATATCAATTGCAATAAGCGCTATCGATTGAGCGCTTTTATTTAAGATAGGTGTGTTTTGCGAGTAAACTGCAAACAATGTACCACTTTCAAGAAATAAGCCTATTTCAAAAACATCGTAACTATCAGCGCTTTCATCTCTACCTGTTACGTGAATAGTATCATCACCAACCACAACACCTGATATAGTGTTTAATCTTTTAATTTCAGAAACTAGAGCTGTTTGTGATGTGCTAGCTGTATACTGACCTGATCCAAACCCTATTTCCGATATAGTGACAGGCGCAGTTCCAGTATTTTCCGCGTTAATTATTTCTGCTTTTCCTGCATCTGTAATAACTATTTGTAGTGACATTTTATCGCCTCTTTTGGCTGATTAATTTGTTTCTTTTAAATCCCCTGATAAGGGCTTTGAAAATCATAGTACAACAGAAAGCCTAAATGCTCTCTCTGCGCCGCCTCTGTTTTCTAGGTATATCTCATTCTTTGAGGTTAACCCTATGGTGTATTCTCCATCCACACCAAATGTTCCGTTAATACTTGCTGGTGTGGCGGTTGCAATAAGTGCCGCCCAACTAGAAACGCTTTGCGTTACCTTGGCTGCGTTTTCTGGCCGTATCTCGAATATCTCTCTACCTAGCGCATCAGATGACAACCCTATGATTGGTCTAGCACCTGTGTAGGTCGCAATGCCAGGTATGCGTATAAAGTCATCATCTTGAACCCTAAACGTCCAAGCGCCATCAATCATTACGCCGTATCTATCGTCAATACCATCCCTGACGCCAACATCATTATTGCAGAAAATCCAATCCCTATCACCAGCTTCGACTTTGTTTGAATCAAAGTTAGAGCGCGACAAGGTGGAAACATGGCGAACAAAGAAGAAATCAGACAAAGACACATCAGTTGCAATTGACACTGAGTTATCCACTACATTCAAGTTGCCTAGCTTCTGCGTGGCATTCTCGCTATATATAAACGCATCCCTAACGCCAACCGCTAAACAGTTTGAAATGTTAATCGGTAAATCAAAATTAAAATCAGCATCGGTAGTAGATGAGCGGCCAAAGCGCACAAAGCACTCAGGCAAGTAGCTTAATGTTAACGCGCTCATATCTTGAATTGTGTTGGGGTATTCAGTCGGGTAATACCTTACATTGTCGATAGTGTAGCCGGAGCCAAACGTACCATCAATAACAGTATTACACTGACCGTACACCTCGATATCATTCAACTCAAGATTAGAGCCGCGATGATTTACGCCAACCTTGCAATCGTATATCTTCCCGCTGATGAAGCGTCCGTTTTCACTGGGGCCGTGGTTTCCGATACCATAGCTGGTTTCTGTCGTTTCAGGGAAGTAGTCACCACCACCACGAACAACGAAGTTAGTTACTAGATAGTCGCGTGATGGGCTACCATTCGAACCTGATTCAGTCTCAGCGTCAAATGAGCGCCTACATCCCACTGTATAGAGTCCGTCTATACGCAAGCCTACGCAACTTCTATCCTGTGCACCGTAACCCGTTTCGATACCGTCACCGATGTATTCAGAATGTATATCGAATGCTCTAGGATGCCAACAACGCAGCATCCACAATCCAGCGGTTTTAGCTTTAACTGATTTCAAGTTGCGGAAAATGGGTTCGTAGTAACCTGTTATCTGATAGCAAGACGTACCACGAAAATCAGAATGGTCAACCTCTAGGTTTTTAAGTTTTAACTTAGCTGGCATCCACGCCGTGATGTTGTCAATCTTCGCTAATGTGTAACTGTCACGCGTGTAATCAGTAAAGAAAACTTCATTGCCTACAATGCTCTCGATTAAATGAGTTTCGCCGCGATAGTAAACGGAACGCGCATCATAAGGCCATAACACGTTAGACGTGATACGAATCATCATGCCAACCTGTAACGCGGACGCGTCAGTTACTGTAATGCTATTTTGACTAACATTGATATCACTGTCTGATGTTACTGAAACCTCTTCATTGTTGCACTGGAATCTAAATGTACGCTGGTTAACCGCAGTTGATTTAAAAACGGCGCGACCATTGATACCAACAATGTTTATGTTCTCTTTACCTGTGCGCGATATCCCGTCAAAAATGTACTCACCAGCTTCTGCATAAAGCGTAATGCCTTTTTCTGCGTGATAGTTAATGGCTGAGATTATCCCCGCCGTTTCATTTTCACCTGAGTTTTTCAACACCCCGAATTGCGATAAAAATACAGCATTGCCGGAAAGCTCCCAAAGTCTACCGTCGCCATCAACCAATCTACCATCCGTTCTATCTTTTGGCCGTTGATTTGGCGATAATCCGGTTATTGCTGTCGTTTTCCATTTTCCCCCGCCAACATCAACATGTGGTGAGTAGCGCCTAGACTCTAATATAAAACCTTCAGGAATATTAGGGAAAGAGACGTTTATAATATCTTCGGTTGATTCAATTTTCCCGAACATGCGCCTTAAGTCAGAAACTACTGCACGCTTATCCGTACCTTTTGGGCCTGCTGTGGTGTCAGATGAATCAAGCAGTATTAATACATCATCATCAGATACTTCTGAAACCTGTGGCAATTCTGTAATTTTAATGTCTGCCATCTATTCAACTCCTAATAAAACGTGTAATAAGCGCCAGATTGAGTCAGGTACAACCCGCCACCAGGCCTAGCCATGTAAAAAGTTTCTGGCCCTTCTTCAAACTTAAGCCTTGCGAACGTGGCAACGCGTACCCCGTTACTTAGATTTAACCCGCCATTGGCTTGCGTTGCAACAGATAACGTATAGTGTGAGCGTACTGGCTTCACGTCATCTATGCGCAACATCAAATCAGCCTGTGTTTGTGCGCTTACTTGGCCGGGGATCTCATTAACAGAAAGCGTAACGGTAAAGGTGTGTGGCGTGCCTAATGGCGATTGTTGCCACCACTCACGAATGATCACCGCTGAACCTAAGCTTTCAACCGCTTTTTTAACCGCTGATAACGTACCTTTCTTTGACTTCTCGCTGATAATGGTACGTATAACGCTTCGCTTTAAGTGTAACGGCCAGCTATCTCGCCAAACTTTGCTATCAAACTGCCATGCTATGTGATCAAGCTCTTTGCTGCTTAGTTCGTCAATGCGTGAAAATATAGCGGGAACCATAAGCTGTTCACTTACGGCTTTTAACTCTGGATCAATAGCAATAGATGAAGCGTAAACATTCTGATCCTGCGTTAAATTATCAGGAACAAGATCCAACAATTCTACTTCATCAATATTAGCCATTCTCAGTACCCTGATAATTGACGGTTACCGTTCCTTCCTGAGCAACTTGCGTATCATCAAGCGTTGTAAATACAGGTGCGGTTATTATGGCACGTTTAGCGCCCGCCTGTTTAATGCGTGAAAGCAATTCGTCAGGGTTAATATCACGGCCAATCTTTGTCTTTTGCCATGTAACAAAATCATTTACAGCATTGGTTACCGCGTTCTGAATGGTAGTGATACGGTTCGCATCATCGCCGCTTATCCAGTAATCAAGATCAATGTTGTAGCTTAAGGCAACTGGTGCCAACACGTTTAACTGATCTGTTAATGGTCTAACATCATCAGCGCTTAATGTGTCGCTCACTTGATCAAGTACATCAGTGCCAGGTATCTCACCGTTTTCAAGTAGCGGTCTAATATCGACAACGCCCGGTGAAGGGCTTGAAACACCCACATCAATAATAGCTTGGTTAGCAGTTAGCGCCCAATACACATACGCATCACGAGGCCCAGCAACACTAAATGAAGCAGGTGCAAGCCTGATACGCTCAACAAGCGCTTCATCACTTTCAATGTCTGCACCGCCTGAAGAAGTTGTGGTGTTCGTTACTGACTGAACATAAGGAAGTGGGGTAACAAGCGTGTTTATCTGACCGGGCAATAAGTTGTTACCGATAGCGCCTGCAGTTGTACATTGCGCGGTTACATTACCTGTTACTTGTCCGGCTGGTATTTCAAGCACCTCAGTAGTGGTGAACTCTAATTCACCGGCATTAACTCTTGTTCCAGCGGCAACGGTATAAACGCCAGCTTGCGCCTGTGAAAGTCTGAATTGCAATGTGGTGATAGCGGCATTTGCTTCTAAGCGGGTAACGCCTACCAATTCACCAATATAATCAATGTAAATATCTTGCGCGTAACTCAGTAAATTTTGCTTTGCCGCAAAGTCAATAATATTACGCTGGTTTACAATGACCGCTGCAATTGATTCAAGAAATAGGCGAACAGGATCACCATCTGCAAGTGTACGATTCGCCACTGACTCATAGCCGGTAATGATATCGGTTTCAACTTCTGCAACAGTCTTTGCTGCAAAAGTAATGTCAGGTAAGTTACCCCGTGGAAAATCGCTCATTCAACCACCCCAATAGTTACTTTTGGGATCATCTTTCCATCTAATGCGCCTGTTAAATCTTCAACCAGACTAATAGAAATGATCCTCGCTCTTGGTTCATACTTTCTTACTTGCTTTGCAACCTCAGCACTTACCAGTGCTTGCGCTACATTTATGGGCTTGTCTACAAATGACCAGTCAAGGCCAAAATCACGATCAAGCGGAACCGTGCCTTTACGCGTACCTATGATAGTACGAACGTTCTGTAAAATCTCTTCTAATTCACTTGAAGGTAAAAAATTAACGCTTACTTCAGTTGGTGTGACTTCAAACTCTGTCATCAGCGTATTCCTCCAAGTTGATTGTTATATTGGCAATACGCACCACACCGCGCTTATCAATGAACTTGTCTACTTCATCAATACTTTGAATAACAAACTGGCCTAAATACTTGTTACCAATCACAAGCGGCTCATCCGTTCCCGCGTTCATTTTGTTGGTGAGATTATCAATTTCAGTGGCTGGCGTTACGCCCTTAGTAATATCAAGGCGTATGTTTAAAGGAATGGTAACCGTATCGGGGCCAATGAATTCAAGCACTGGCTTTTTACCGATCACTTCATGGCGTGAATATCTGGCCTTATAGCTTCGGCTTAAACCATCAAAGGTTCTAAGTGTGCTAGATGATGCAATAAACGGTATTTCACCAAACGAACCAATCATTTAAACACCATCCTATTGATTGCGGTTTTTTGCACTATAAACATTCCCACCATTGGCACCATTGCCAGCATTAAACGCACCGCTTGGCGCGTCTTTGGCTTTCCCTGACGGGTTGCCCGGTGAAGCTGAAAGGTGCGTGTGATCATCAAGCCAAGGTTTAAGTTCGCCTTCTATCCATGCGGCCAGTTTATCACCTAATACGCTAGGCTCAAGATCTGAATTTTCACCCAAGTCAATAGCGGGGCTGTTAACGGTTACTTTTGTGTGTGCATTTACAACTACGTTTCCACCGTCTTCTGGTATATCTACCGTTAACGTGTGCGTATCGCGGTTATAGTCAACCGTGGTTCCATCTTCAAATTCAACGTGACGCTGCTTTTTATCGGTAACAGGTGGCGTGGTTTTGTTGCTGTAAAAACTACCAAGGATGAAGCCCTCTTGCGTGCCAGTAGGCAAGCAAACACAAATCACCTGTTCATTAATATCTGGCATCCAGTAATCTTTATTTTTCAGAGTATTGCGAACAAGCACCCTAAAGTCATGGCTTACTACGCCTGAACGATCTAAGAACTGAACCTTTGCCGTTCCTGCTTCATCATTTGTACTGGTTACCACGCCAACACGTACAAGCTGGCGCATTATGCTTTCCATTTCTTTAGCTGAAAACACTAGTAACCCTCCAACACGCGGCGAACCTTCAAAGCCGTTCTGTAACCAGAACCTACAGAATGCCCTGCTTCTTCAATGATGTAAACACCATCATATTTACCAAAACCGCTAAGTTCGATATTGGTGCCAGAAAAAACATCAGTACGGCCAGTGATTGTAAGATCTCCTGTGATCTCATGCTTGTTACGTTTTCTTAGTTCGGCTTTTGCCCAGCGCTCTGCTTCGGCCAGCGAATCAGCCACCTTTACAACGTTGGCTTCCATACCTTCAGAAATATTGGGAGCCGTACACGTATAAGAAAGCTGTTTCTCTTCTTCGCTATTGTAGTAATTAACCGTACATGACTTATATAAATCAAACGCCTGAGAACTGAAGCGGTAACCTTCTATATTATCAACGCCTTTGGTAAACGTGATAGTTGCGGCCTGTGCTTCATACTTGGCTTGTTCAAATACAACCAACTTCTGATCAGTGATCTTTAAACTGAAGCCTTCGTCTTTACAGATACGGTTAAGAAAAGCCAAATCAGGCTCTTCGTTTTGAGCCAAGCGAGAAAAGGCAGGATCTGAATCCGCATCATAAATTACTTCAAGCGCGCCCGTAGCACCTATTTCATTGGCTATGGCTGATAGCGTGGTATCTTCCCACGTTTTACTTTTATCTTTACGCCTAATTGATTCATCAAGCGGAATGGAAACCCCCTTGATCACCATTACATCAGGTGGGCCAGATGATTCAATATCGTCAATCTTAAACGTGCCGCAATACATTTCACCAAAGCCTTCATCAACAATGCTGGCTTTTAATGTATCGCCTTTGCTGGGGAACCAATCACCTGTCCATAAGCCGTGATTGTTTTTAAGCTTAATAGATAAATCATCCGCTTCACCCGATTCTTTATCGGTATAATCGAATGAAATAAGATCGGGCGATATATCGCGTGAAATATCGGTGTCATTATATAACAGACTGATCCTTGTGCGCCTTACTGTCATGTGTTGCGCTTCCAAGGTGGTAGGTTCTGCGAGGCCTGTTCTTCGATAGTTATTTCAGGCACCACAATATCAACGCCAGCCTTAAAGATCATCGTTAGGCGCTGAGGCCAGTTTGCTGCAATAAGCGAATCAACGTACTTTTCAGATCCATATTGTTTTTTACTGATGATATCCCACGTATCACCTTGAACAGTTCTATACGTATCAGCCATAACTTAGTCTGCGCCTCCTGCTCATTAACTCATTAAGCTTAGATTCAAAACCTTCCACACCTTCACGCGCACCTGCTGCGGCTTGCTCACGAATAGCTGCATTATCACCGCCTGGTACACTAATGCTTTGCTGCAAGTGAACAACAATAGAGCCACCGCCAGCACCCCCAGCGGCATTTTCAGCGCTTTGCAATAAACCACCACGGCTAGATTGCATTTGACCAGCCATAGCTTGTTGCAAAGATTGATCACCGTTGGCACCTTCGGCCAGCGTGCTCATAATAGACGCGCCCGATTTTGTTAAGTCAGAGAACGGGCCTACTTTGGCATCAGAGAAGGGCAGGTATTGCCTTACCTTTGAAAAGATACCTTTAACGCTGTCAATAATTGCACGCGCTTTAGACATGATCCCACTTGCAAGTGTTTGAATGATCTTCTTACCTGAATTGTAAAGGCTGAACTGAGAAAGCCACTTATCAATTGCACCGAAGTTATTAACAAGAAAGCCAAGAGGGTGAAAGTTCATAAAAACATTAGATAGCCACTTAATGCCCTGCGTAGTCCATTTTTTTATGTTTTCCCACATTGCACTAAACCCAGCCGTTACCTTATCCCAATTTCGATATAAGGCAACGCCTGCAGCAATAAGCGCGGTTATGGCAACAATAACCAATCCGATAGGGTTCGCAGCTAACGCGGCATTAAATAACCATTGTGCAGCGGTAAACGCCTTGCTCACCACTATGGCCGCTTTGGTGGCGTTAGTAGACGCAATGGTTGCGCCAGTAGTTAATAGGTAAGCGGCTCTTAATGTTTTAAGAACAGCAACACCAGTAAGCCAGACACCTTTCAGATAGGTAAATGCAAAACCGCCGGCAATCGTAGCCACCTTAAGCGCGATAAGCCCAGCGGTAACACCAACTACAATCTTAGTAAGTAATGGGAACTTCTGAGCCAGGCCATCAACAACACCAATAACATTGGCAAACATCATTGCGCCATCGGCCAGCGTAGGCAAAAGCACATTACCCATTGTAATAGCAATCGACTCTGCCGCTGAACTTAAACGGCGCATAGCACCCATAGCGGTTTCGTTTTGCTTTCTTGCCACCTCAGTAGCTGATCCAGCTTTGTATAAGCTTTCTTCGTACTTTTGAAGCGCACCCGTAGCGGATTGCTCCATTAGGATTGTGGCCGCGCTCATGGCTTCAGTTTCAAAAATGGTTTTTGTGTATTCAAGCCTTGCCGCCGATCCCATGCCTTGCGTGGCTTTCTGGATCTCTGCCAATACGGTAGGCACATCACGCAAATTACCCTCAGCGTCTTTTGTGCTTATACCTAATTCATCAAGGGCTTTGGCTGCGGTTTTACTTGGCGCGGATAATCTAGCGATTACAGCACGCAAGGCGGTACCTGCTTCACTACCTTGAACGCCAGCATCACCAAGCTTACCCGCCATAGCTGCAACCTGTTCAAGTGGAACGCTGGCAGATGATGCAATAGGCGCTACATACTTCATGGTTTCGCCTAACATTGAAAGGTTCGTGTTTGAACTGGTGAACGTATTTGTCATTACATCGCCAACACGCGTCATTTCACTAGCATTCAACTTGAAACCTGAAAGGATATTAGAGGCAATGTCTGCCGCTTGCCCCAAATCAATAGCGCCTGCAGATGCAAGATCCAACATACCAGGCATAGCTTTCATTGTTTGCTGAGTATCAAAGCCAGCTTGCGCTAAGAATTTCATACCTTCAGCGGCTTGGCTTGCGCTCCAATTGGTTGTAGAACTTAATTGTCTGGCAGTTGCAGTAAGTTGTGCCATTTCCTGATCGGTGGCATTTGCTACCGCGCCAACGTTCGCCATTGACTGTTCAAACTGAGCGGCCATTTTAATAGGCGCTGCCAATGCAAAAGCAAGTCCAGCGGCATCAAACAACTGACCGCGTAAATTATCGCGCTTTTGCGTGTTCTTTTGCTGGGCCAGCATTGTCTTTTGCAAACTGGCTTGTGCCTGCTGCGCTTTTTCAGCGCTACGGGCTAATTCTTTTTGGCGTGCAGTAAGATCACGGTAACTTTGACCAGACGCGTTAAGCGTGGTGCGTAGTTCTCTTAATTCTTGGCGCTGCTCTGCTAGCTTCGTTTTTAATTTAACGGAAGCTTTACGGGCCTGCTCAAATTCTGCTGTTTGTTTTTTGGTAGGGTTCGTTGTGCTGGTTAGCTCTCTGCCTAAACGCTGGGCTGTGGCTTGCGCTTGTGTGAATTCGCGGGAAAGTTTACCAACTGACATTTGCAAATCTTGTAATTTGCCAATGTCTTTTTGCTCTTTATTTAAGTTACTAATTTCTTTTTGAAGGCCGCCAAGCGAATGCTCAGCGCCTTTCATAGCCTTAGTAAAGGTGCCGGATATCTGACCGCCCATTTTAAAAGCAATCTCATAGACTTTAGACACTTAACGGCCCCCTTTATCTAATGACTTTTCTAATTGGGTAATATCTTCAAGCCAGTAATTATACTCAGCTATCGGAAGACTTAACCAATAATCTACGCCTGTTTTGCTTTTTTGGGCGAGGACGTAGCAGGTTTTTCTGATGTCGCTGTCGGGTCGTCTTCTATCAAGCCCGAGCTTAACAAAAAATTCTGTACCGACTGCGTTATGTGAATAAAATCTGGCGCTGGTAAGTTATCAATAAATTCTAATGGCTTACTAGCTGCATTTGCTGCAATTTGAGCGCAGAAGTTTGGATCTGTTGACACCATAGGCGAAAAGTTACCGGCTGCTGCATACAGCCGATAAGCCTGGGTGATATCAGAACCGCGCAACCCGTCCAAATCCAGATCGATTGAATCAAAGTTTTCACCTTCAAATTCATACGGCTTTCTGAATTTTATTTGCACGTTCTTCATTCCTTCTTAATTAAATTTGTTCACGCACATCAGCTAAGTAGTCTGTACCGTCTACAAAGCAGATGAAGTTATACTTGTCGATTTCAAGAACGGTTTCACCGTCAATAATCAACTTGTAATACGTTACTTCAAATTCGCTTTCTGTTCCAGTGGCAGATGCAACTTCAAAACTTCCGCCTGCAAAACGCTTAGGCTGAACGCGCATTGCTACACGAACAGGCTGATTACGTTTAACACCCGTTGCACTATCAAACACTTCTTGTGTTCCGCGCAATTCAATTGCATGAATACGTGGTGCAGATAGCACGCTGGCCGCTTTGGTTACCGTTCGCCACGTCATAGTGGTAGACATGGCCTGAACCATGCCTTGAACCGTACTTTCAATTTCACCCGCAATGCCAGCGCCTGAAATGGTATCTGTCATGTAAGCTACTTCCGGTAACTCAACATCAACAACACCGATCAGCTTTATACCGTCATTGTAGGCATTAAAACTCGTTAAACGCTCTGGTACTGTGCTCATAAGTCACCCCCTTATTCAAAAAGCGTTGATAGGTAGTCAGCATCGTACTCAACCACGAATTCAATTTCACGGTTAGGCACTGGCGCGGCTTGATAGACTCGGAATACCGCCTTACCGTCAAGTAATGAGGTAGTAGGGTTATCCTCTGGCAAGAACTCAACGCGACCACCAAGCAAATCACCAGAAGCAGTAAGGCCATTTAAGAAAATGTTTGCTGAGTCTGTGATTGATTCTAGCTGTCTACGGCTTAAATCACCGTCTACTTTTTGCCAGAAGGTAGTGATTAGCGTATTAGCTAGCCAGTTCTGGAAACCACGAATTTTAATAAACGCGTCCTTAGGATCTGAATTGCTTGGATAAATCGCGGTGCGGTTACCCCAAACTTTCCAACCACCAATAAAGTTAAGCGCGGTTACTACTCCTTGGCCGTTTAATGCGTTCGCTTGCGGCTGCTGCAAAAAGATCTCTGTACCATCCGCAAGAACAGAGCTATCAGCCTGTAATGAACGGTTAGAAGGCGTTACATTCAAAACACCGCCATTGTCAGCCGTAGCGCTACCAATTACACAAAGCGTTTGCGTTGATAGGTGGAACTGGCTATCACCAAGCTTTACTTTAGGCCAGCATACAATTTCATGCGCGGCTGTGTAGTTGTTATCGTTCTTCCATGCTGCTACGTCTGCGTATTGCGTGACCGTATCAGTAGGAATATCGCTTAGCCACTGACCACGGAAGTTGTTATTGATAAGCGCCATTTTAGCGATACCAACAGCACGAACGGCTGGATCAGTTGAAAAGCCCGGTGCTGCGCCATGCGTTGGAGCAAGACGGAAACGTGGGAAGATCTCGTTAATCAGTTCAAGGCCCGTAGACACACCGTTTGCATCAACACCACCAATTACATCAGCGCTTGTTACTGCGCTAGGATCTAAACGGTCATAGTCAAGTTGCAGATCAGCGGTATCTGATGCAATCGAACCATCAACAATACGGTTGATAACCAGTTCTTCATCATCGTTAAACGCTGCTGTGTAGTCAGTGCCTAAAATGTAATTTGTGTCACCGGCTGAATTTTTAACAACCAGTGTATCGATTAATACGCCTTTGTTTGCTGGCTTAACCTGACCATCAACCAACGTTACAGATTCACCCGTTACGCTGGTAGAGTGCGTTGCTGGATCTAAAACGTTGATAAACACGACAGGTGCAACACCGAACAGTGCAAACTGTGCGTAAATTTGCTCACAAAGCGTGTAGCTTTCGTAATCGGTAGAGTAACCAAGTGCCGCTACTGCTTCAGCGTAGCTATAACACAATACTGGCTCGTTTACCTTTGGATCAGAAGCTAGGTTTACTGGTGCAGTACCGATCACAACAGGGACAAAACCCTCAGCTGTAACAGGCGGTGTAATCTGCGTAGGCACCTCGCTTACATAAACGCCATGATTGTAACTCATGATTTAATCACCCCTTTTATGTGATTGATAACCTCAGCAAAACTATGCGCCTCAACACTGGTTTTGTCTGCCAGCTTTTGCTCACGCTCTGCCATTTCTTCTACACCAACAATTAAACGATTAACTGCTGGCAATTGTGCGCTTAGAGCCTTGACACTTTCATGCCACTCACCGCGTAAAACCGTATAACGCTGCAACATTGTGCCAGGTATATCTGGGCCAATGTAGATTTTACTTTTATTCTTCAAATCCATCGTCTATTTCCACCTCTTGTGGGGTCGGAAGCTCCCAAGTAGTGACAGCCGACAAATAATAAATGTCTCTGCCCTGCTCGTCTGGCATTTCTGCCTGTATGGTTCTTCGCATTTTATAAGCGTCATTTAACCACGGTTTCTTTCGTAGGTCATTAAGTATTCGCCGCCAAATGATCAGCGTGTATTTAAAATCGTCTGGTTCTTCACCGTATGATCCAACCAAGATCTTAATATCAAGCAAATCGGTAATAACGCCGCCGGCATCTTCACTGCGCCACTTATGAGGCCTAACGATAACCAGCGGAAAATCATCTTCGTTAGCGCCTGAACGTTTTGGTGGAAGATAGCCTTCAACAATTTGCGGTGCTTTGAATGTTTGCTCACGGCCGCGACTGGGATCAGTAGGATGATAGATATCCTTAAGCGTGACTTCAAACCGCTTTCTTAGTCCTTCAATTAACTCAACCTCAGTCATTAACGAACCCCCAATATGCGATTTATTTCGTGCGGAATACGATCTTCAAGTTGCTGTTCTGCTCTACGCTGTACCGCATCAACAACTGAGTCTGAATTCATCATTACTGGCACCGCTGGCCCAAATAACTGATCGATATCTTCACGGCGTTCACCTTTATGTGAACCCTTGGCCGCAATACGGAAAGATCCCGTTCTTTCAAATACGCCCACTTTGCCATTAGGCATACGCGCAATGAACGCGCTGTTTAATGTAGCCTTTGAACCTCTGCGAACCTCAACGTTGACCGCTGTTCTTCGCCGTGGGTTTACTGTGCTAGGTGAAACTTTAAAATCTGAAAGTGGAATGGAAGCACCAGAAGAAAAAATGGTTGCTTCTAAGTTGCTAGGCTTTGACCGCGTTATTTTAATCGTCTTATTAACTTGCCCAGCCTTAACCGTGTAGTTTTTGCGAACTGTGCGCACGGCCTCAGTTTTTGCAGAAGAAACGGCGCGATTGATTGCGCGTGATAAAGCAATAGGAACGTTTCCTTCAAACTCACTAAATTCAGCAAGTATCTGGTTAAATCGTGTAGAGTCGATATTTATAACACCTTTTTTCATGTGTCGTTTCGCTCCAATTCAACCTCTAACATTCCCATGTTTGCAGAAACATTTTTTACATAGTAGTAATCGTTGTCTAATTCCATGCGCTGGCCCTCAATGGGTTTAGCGCTGAAAAACGATTCATTTATATAAAGCATCTTTCTGACAACAAAAACACCGTCATATTCCAATTGCGGATCTAGCCCGGTTCGCTCGTTGATAATGTCGTCATCAACAACACAATCAACCAGTGTTCCGTCTACGTTGTGTTCCGTAGCGAATTCGCTAGGGTTAATGAAAACCCCAGCGATATCTTTTTCAAGTTGCGCTTTAAAGCCCATTACTTGCTTTTTCTCCCACGGCCACGTGTAGTGGTTTTTGTGGTTTTGCTAGTATCGGGCAAGTTAAGATCAACATCATCCGCGCTTTCTTCAGTTTCTTCTACTTCTTCGCTCGTTTCAGTAGATTCATCATCAGATTGTTCGGTTTCTTGCTGTTCTTCAGCACTGGTTTCAACATCGCTGCTGTCACTGGCATTGTCCGATCCTTCTTCAACTTGATTTTTATCGGCTATTGAAGCCAAACCATTCTTAACGAGATCCGCGATTACCTCATCAGATAGTTTACCTTCAACGTCAGTACCGGCTGGCAATAAGCCAGCCTTGGTACGCACGTTTTTCTTAAGGATAACCATTAGGCTAACACATCCGCTACGTAGAAGCCGTTTACCTGATGAATAACAGGTAGTGGCTTAGACTTAACGGCTAGGATACGGCCTGCTGGGTCTTTGCGCTGCGTCCAGCTAACTGGAACACGCGGTGCAGCAAAAGAACCTTCAACCGGATCAACTACGCAACCGTAAAGCATTGAAGTACGAACGTTAGGGCTACCCAAAAGAACAGACTTGGTAGGAACCATCGGCTGTTCTTCACCGTTCGCATCAAGATACCACTCGTCATAACCCCAAAGGTCAAGACCAGTACCTTTTAAGCGGCCGTAGTAAACAACACCGTCTGCCTGAAACTCTGGTGATAACATGCCCTCATCCATGCGGCGTGTATCAAGAATTTTAAGCAGGGTATCGTTACCAAGTAGTTCTTCCGCTGCTTCAGCACCAAGAATTGCATTAGTTGGCGCAATACCTGAGTTCTGAACAACTTTTCTGCGCCATGCGCGTAGGTTGCTAAGAATTTCAGCGCCCGATTCGTTCCAGCGTGAGCCAGAAGCTAGCGTTTCTTTCGGCTGCTCATTAGCGGCAAGCTGCGACCAATACTGAATAGTATCGTTAACACCTTCACCAACAACCTGAACCTGACCAGTGAAAAGCGCTTGTGAACACATTTGCTCTTCACGGCGCGTGATCATGCTGTCCATTTCCATCATGTCTTTGGTTAGCTGTTCCGCTGCACGCTCATCAGGTGATTTTGCACCATAAATGGTTTCACCAGGCGAACGCTTAAGAAGATCTTCAGCGGTAGTAACCATGTCTGGCGCTACTTGTGGTGGCTCGTATGTTTCTGTTTTGTAACCAGTACGCTCAACCGTCTTTGAACCGATATTAGGGTTAACAAACGGCGCTAAACGGCGCTTGCCTTGCCAGATATCAATATCAACGTACTTTGTTTCGTGCGTTACAACGTTAGAGAAGAACGTATTCTTCAAAAACGTATTTGCTGGCTTTGCTTCTTCCAGCATCGGGATCATTTCCCGCGTTTCAAACATGCTGATAGGCATTTAAGTATCCCCCTTTATGCTGATACAACGGGCTTGAAAAAGATCCCGACATTTCGAGCGGCTTGCTTGTGATCAGCAACGGTATCGTCACCACCAAAAGCAACTGCTGTTTCATTAAACTCACCGGTATAGTAAACCGCTGCTTCAACGTCACCGCCTGAAGCGTCTACGTCTTCAGCAAGAACCGCATAAACGTTTTCTGCACCGTTGGTAAGCGCATCATTAACCGCAACGCATTTACCAGAAGCGGTAACTAAACCAAGAATTGTGCCACGCGCTAACGCTGCGCCAGTAATCGTTTCACTGCCTGCCACTACTGGCTGAATTTTGCCAGCAAACAGGTTGTCATAATTAAATGTTTCAGCCATTTCTCAAATCCCCCTTAAGATTTACGGCCAGCGCGTTTTGCAGCTGCACGCCACTTATTACGCTTTTCGTCATCAGCGCTAGCGCTAACATTGGTTTCAGGCTCATCCTGCTCAACATCGCTAAGATTATCAGCATCTTCTTCACGTTGATCAAGAAACTTTTTACCGCGCTGTTTTTCAGCCTTAACAATTTCAACAGCAAGCGCTTCTGCTGAAATACCTGAATCAAACTTGGCTTTGTTAACCATTTCATCGTGACCGGGCATCGCCATTTCTTCAATAGCTTTGATTCGGTTGCGTTCTTGGTCAACGCCTGCTTTTACGCCAGCATCCGTAACCTGTGCATACAGGTCAGGATGTTTGGCTTTCAAAGTTTCGATGTCCATAACATCCTCCGTTGTGCTGGCCGCATTATCGGTTCCAGCGTTAGGTTTTTGGGGTTTTTCTGGCTTTGGCTTGGTGGCCGCTGCCTGAACTAATGAAGTAGGGATTGTTTTAAAACGATCCATACTAAATTCAACACCGTTTACTATCATGTTTTTACCAGATAATGAAGCGGAAATGTTCATGCTGGTTTCAATTTCATCAATAAAGCCAAGTTCTTTGGCTCGTGAAGCTGTCAACCATTCTTCCTCATCCAGCATTTTAATGATTTCATCACGCTCTAAACCCGTTTTATCTTGGTAAGCTGAAACCATTGATTCACGGATCTTATCTAAATCATCAGCGGCCTTTCTAAAGTCGTTAGAATTTCCCCATGCGCCAGTGCTTGGATTGTGGATCATAAACATAGCATTGGCTGGCATGATAACCGTATCGCCAGCAATCGCTGGGAACGTAGCTGCTGAGGCTGCAACACCGTCAATATAGGTAGTTACATGCTTATCGTGCTGCTTAATAGCGGCATACATTGCCTGACCAGCAAACAAACTACCACCAAGTGAGTTAATACGCACCTTAATCGGGTTACCGCGTAAAGATAGCATATCAGCGGCAAATTCTTTACTACCTGCTTCATCCCACCACGAATCGTCTGCTATTTCACCGTGAATGAGTAATTCAGCGGTATCTTGCCCGTTATTGGCAACAGACCAAAACTTTTTATTTGGTTTATTCTCTTTAGGCATCTTGTTCGCCCTCCATAACCTCGGCTACTTTAACAGCATCACCAAAATAAGTGTTATCTTCTCGGCGTTTATTTTCTTCTCGTGTACGCAACTTGTGAACACGATCCCAATCTTCGCCCGTAAGTTCAGCGGCTTCTCTGGTTCGCGTGCTAAATTCTTCATTTACACGAACCTTAGCGGCATTTGCTTCTTTAAGTGGATCAAGCTGGCCTTGTGTCGGGCCATACCATTCAGATCCAGACCACGCTGCACGAACAGTAGGATCATTGAAAAATCCAGGTGCAGCAATGCGACCTTTGGCAATGGCTTCTGCTAACCATTCCTCATAGATAGGCTGACAGAAAGATTCAACCAACCACTGTCTACGCATACGGAACATTTTCCACGCTTCAAGCAATGCGCCACGGCTGGCTGAATAACTAGCCGTGAAATGTTTTATCAGTAGTTCATAAGGTACTTCAAGCGCTGAACCTATTTGTCTGCAAATGCTAGTAACAAAACCATCAAAGGCGGTGTTAGGTCTGCCTGGGTTAGCGGTTTCAATGCTTTCGTCTTTATCAAGACCAATGATCGCGCCATTGCCTAGCTCATAGCTGCTTTCGTCCATATCATCAAGGCGTTCTTCTTCAGGAATAACACCCTGCAACGGATTTTCTGGCGATTCTGATTTAATGAAAACCGTGAACATTCCGCTTACTACTGCGGCCATAAGTTCAGCTTCAGTATAACGTCCAAGCTGTTTAAGGCTTTCAATCACTGGCGCAAGTAAAGGAACCCCGCGTAATTGTCCGGGTCGTTCAATTTCACTAACCACGTGTAAAACGTTAGGTCTTCCCGTTTGCCTGCCAAACATATCAACAGAAACTGGTTTCTGATTCGTGTTTTTGCGGCTGTCTGGATGACCGGGGTAAATGTAGCACTTCAACGCTTCGCCATACTTATCGGTAACAATACCGCCAGAAAGCTTTTGACCTTTTGGAAGCTCGGGTTTCATCTTCGGATCTGCAACACGATCACCTTCAATCAGTGAAACGCGCAAATCATAAACGCTACCTTTACGCTCTTTAACAGGCAACATTGCAAAAACATCACCACTCATGAGAACAGAAAGCATCGTTACAGACTGGATCTGACCAAATGTAAGCATACGCGCTGCATCACACTCTTTAGAGTTCGCCCATAGTTTCCATTCACGCTCAACTTGCTTTTCCCATTCCTCGGCTTGCTCTAATGTCATGCCTAGAAATTCATAGTCAATACGTGGGTTAAGCTTAAGGCCAGCACCAACAACATTGGTACGAATGGTTTTTAATGCGCCTGTGGCAATTGGCGTTCCCATATAAAGATCACGGGAACGTTCGCGCAATGTAGAAAGGTTTTCAACGATATCTTCATCAGGTGATAAGCCTTTGCTTATCCAGCCCAATAATGATTTCTTTGATTTACTGGCCCCATGATGCGAGTAACCAGAATTAGTAATAGCGTTAAGCTTTTTACGCGCAACAGCACGGTTAAGCTTATTCTGTGGTGAGAAAGGGTTTAACTTATCGAATACGTTCATAAGTCTCTTGGCACCACGCGCATAACTCTTACACCACCTCTACGGCCAGATGAAAGTTTATCAACTTCACGCTTCCAGAAACGAATGCGCTCTGCAATTTCAGAAACATCAGCGCGAGTAAGTGATCGGGTTCCAATCTTGTAAGATTGACCAGTTGCGCAAGCGGCATCAGCTTCAAGCCATGAAGCTAAATGTTGTTTTGCCTGTTCCAATGTCCAAGCTGGCATTGAATTCCCCCTTAAATTTGGTTAAATGGTGTACGCATAGTTTTAAAAAGTCAAATACTTTTTAATTTACGCCCTGACTTATTACTCTTTTACGTTTTTTATTTGCTCTGCATTGGCTTGATTGACTAGGAACATAAAGGCTCAATCTGCTTTGATCTTCTGCCAACCAATCAAAATCAGGGTTTATGATTTCCATTGCCCCAACAGCATATTTACGGCAATCAAGCGGCTCGTTCCGCTCGTGTATCTTCTCCCATTCTATCTTTTTTAGGCCGCCGCGTATCACGATTTTACGCTTCTCGGAAAGCAGACCTTTAAAATATTCCTCCGTATAGCCAAAATCACCACGCGGGAAGTGACAGTAACCGGGGCCAGCTTCTTCTATACGAACATTAGAAAGCACAGTTATTTTGCCTGTATCATCGGCAACAGTAAACAAGGCGCACTTCATACGGTTGTTTCGTGTTGGCTTGCTTACAATCTCACGCCCTAGACCACCACGACCGATACCAGCAAACACACGCCTTGGTTCACGCGGTTTACAAAACTTATAAACGGCGCTTGTGTTGTGACCGGCTGAATCGATAATGGTGCAGGCAATACCAAGCTTTCTACCATCCTTGTAAGCCCATTGCTTTTGTAGCCATTGGTCTAATTCTTCCCACACTTGCGGCTGATCAGGATCACCCATGAAGGTTCGATACTCAATACCCCAGCTTTCTTTACCCACGCCCCAACCAACAAGCTCAGCTTCTAAACGATCAGGCTGCGTATCTACGCCAGCGGTAAGCAATAAAACGCCATTAGGTAATTCAGCATCATAGAATTCACGTCTACGTAGCATGTATTGCTCATCAATTTGTTCAAAGCTATCAACGAACGGCTCACCAAGCTTAAGGTTGATAAACTCCATAAGGCCAGTGCGATCTCGGCTCTTGTGTATTTCAATCCATTGTTCAACAAGCTTTTCCCACTTCGTCCACGGTGAGTAAAGCGCGTTAATGTGAAAACCTGCTACTCGTCTAAATGGCTGGCTGGCAATCCATCGGCCTTTCTGCAGCAAGTCCATTTTTTCTTTTTCGTGAATCGGTTCTTTGCAGTGTTTGCACTCATAATGAATAGAACCGGGAACCAGATTGCCTTCATTGTCCTTTTTGAACTTAAGTTGTGACCATTCCAAGTGTTGTTCACTACCGCAAGCTGGACAAGGCAAGTGATAACGGCGCTGATCTGATCGTTCAAAGCGCTCATTTATCTTTGAAATGCCTAGAATGGTAGGCGTAGAAACAAAAACCAGCTTCTTATTGTGGAAGTTTTCAGTACGCTGAATCGCCAGTTTAAGAGGATCACCCTCTTTTGTGTCAACGTAACGGTCTATTTCATCCGCTAAAACCACGCGTATAGGACGTGAAGCAAGGCCAGCCGGACTATTTGCACCAACCATAGCGATATAACCGCCTGGGTAATGCTTCATTCTGATAGTGTTACCGGACTTTTTAGCGGCTCCGCGCCCCTCTTTTCCTTCATCCAGCAAAGCAGAAAGCGCTTTAGTGTGCTTAAAAGTAGGATCAAGGCGTTCTTTACTGAATGCCTCGGCTGCTTCAACCGTTGGCTGTATCATTAACTGAGGTGCTGGATCTTGGTGTGCGTAATATCCATTTACGTTTATAAGCAGCTCAGATTTACCAATCTGTGACGAACACATCATCACAATTTCTTCGGTTATCTGATCGCTGCAGCAATCCATTGGTTCTTTCAGGTAGGGAACGCGGCTTGTTTCCCATTCGCCCGGTTCAGGTGAGGTGCCAGGTGCAACGTAACGATATTGATCAGCCCATTGCGAACACTCAAGCACTGGGCGTGGCTTGCATGTTTTAAAAAACGCTTGTGACCAGTGATTGTTTCTCATTAGTGCTCTTTTGAAAACCTCGAAGAATGGAAAGCGGCCAGCGCTTTGTTTATCGCTTCCTCAATCATGCGCTGTGCTTCTCTCGGGGTTTTGTCTACTACCTGTGGCGCCAACTTTGGCGCAATAGCAAATAATTTACCGCGCACATCCTCAGCCGTTGCTTTTGCATCAGCACGAACTTCATCAATATCGAGCAATTCACCACGGGCCTTTTTGTACTCGATTTCTTTTAACTTTGCCTGATACGTTTTTTCAGCCAGTTTTGCTTTGTTGAATTGTGCAGCTAGGTTTTGCTGATTGATACCAGTGGCCGTTATTGGCTCATCGTCTTCAGTATCATCAGGAACGGGAACGGATTTTTTAGGTGCTGTCTTTTTAG